TGAGAGTTTGCATGAGATGATTCATGTTGTTTTCATCGGTGATATCACCGGTGATCAACTCGATATCGTTCTCAATGCCCAACCACTTGATGTTGTCCAAGTTAGGATTTGAATATCGTTTCACAAGGCCATACACATGATAGCCTTTTTGGAGCAGTAGTCGAGCTAGATAAGGACCGTCTTGGCCGGTCATGCCTGTTACAAATGCGGTGCGTTTCATAACAGTATGTATCACATTTTGGAGTCATACTGTAATATCTTCCATGCCTGCTGTGCGTAGCCGAACCACGTGGCCCATCTGCCATTGTTTGGTATCCAAGCCCTTCATGATACCCAACCAACGATTGCGTAGCAGGGCCACTTCGTTGATGATGGTTTCAAAGTCCACCACTTCGTCCTCACCTTCAGCGTACTTTTCAGCATCTCTTGATGTAAGAGCGCGAGCATATCCTTCCAGATACTTTTGAAAGTGTTTTCTGCGTATCTTGCGTAGTTGGATGTTGAGATAGTTTAACACAGCTTCAATCTCTTGCAGTTGATTAAAGCGTTGTTCTGTGATACCGGGCAGGGCTGTGATGTTTTTTTCCAGCACACCCGAGATCTTGCAATCTCGCTTGGCTGCATCAAGCTCTGCTTCGTAATGGTCTATGAAATCAGGAATGGCCGCCAAGTTGGCCACTACCTTGCTATACCACATCAGTTTTCCCAGTCGTCGGCGTGATGATCTTCTTCTTCTTCCTCAACGTCTTCATCATCCTCGTCCTCGTAGGATTTATCGTTGTCGAGATATGCTGTGAGGGCTCGTTTGATATCCGCATCACCTTTGAATGTGTCCTTGATATCATCTACATCACAGTCGTTGTCGATCAAGATGGCCACCACTGTTTCGGCTGCTTCATCACGATCCACTGTGTTCACATAACGCTTGAGTTCCGACCACATCTCGCTGGCCACTGCTACTGCTTCATTCATTCTGCTATCTCCTCAACGATACTTACTTCAGTTTTCTGATTGCCAAAGTCCGCCATGGCGCGATCCAAGCAGCCTTCTTCATTGGCTTCCCACTTCTTGCGGAACTTCTTGATGATTTCGCCATCGCTGGTCACAAACACTAGACTGTTGCCTTCTTTCTTTAAGAGATTGCGTTTCTCCATGAGATCTACCATGCCTGAAAAAGGACTCATTCCGGTCTCATAAGGAATCTTTACCTGCACACCTTCAAAGGGTTTTGCATAGCGTGTTTTCATCACTTTACAAGCAGCACGGATACCCATCACATCCGAGATCTTGTTGCCATCCTCGTCCTCTTTGAGTTTGAGTTTTTTCATGGCCACAACGATGGAACTGGCATAGATGAATCCTTGACCACCGGAGATCTTGTCGTCTGGATCAAACATGTCCTGGCTGGCGTATGTGTGATTGGTACACACCAGGCCCACATTGTATGAACCAAACATGTTCACACAGTTACGCACAAGGCTGGTGAGTGCTTTGGGTTTACGACCTAGGTCACCTTTCATCTCGCCTGCGTCGAACTGATTCACATCAGTAGGAGTGAGCAACATGCCCAGGCTGTCGATCACGAACATGACCTTGGGACGTTCGCCGTCGGGCAAGGCCTTGTAGTCGCTCATGAATGTGGAGATAGTTTTGGCCACATCGTCAATCATGGCCATGCTGAGTTTAAGCAGCTTGTCCTGGCCGGTATCAACACCTAGTGCTTTGAGCCAGTCTTCGTCTAATGCATTTTCGCTGTCAATCAACACCACATAGATACCTTGTGCCTGTGCGTTCTTGATGATGTTGCCAGAGCAGATGTAGCTTTTACCTGCACCGGATTCACCTGCAAACACAGTGACCTTGCCCAGTGGAATACCTTTATTAAAGTCTCCTGAGATTAGATAGTTCAAGGCATAGTTGCCTGTGGAGATCCAATCTGTTGGATCGTTAAAACCAATACTCAATCCTTCGATTGATTTGGTGATTTCCTTGCGGAACTTGCTTACGTCAAATGGTTTTCCCATGTTAATTTCCTTGTTTAAAATGTTCTATTATACAGTTGTATAACTTTTGATGCTCTGTTGTGGTTGGATGTTGCTTGTGTCCTAAGTATTGATCAATAAATTTACCATCAAATCTAATCCAAGATTTATATTCCACTTGGTCTAGTAACATACAAATTTCATTTCTAATGTAGTCAAGGCCAGTTAGTTGATCTAATGGATCTTGTATTGCGGATATTGCATATTCTATGTTGTTTAGTTTACAGTAATCTAGCAAAATTGTCAAGGCTTTTATATGTTCTTTGGCAATAACTAAAAGTCCCTGATGTTTGTATAAAAAATCAAAAATAGCCGAATACTCTTTGTCTTTTGGGTAGCGAAGGCCACCGCTAATAATCCATTTTCGTGTGGCAGGAATACTTATTTCCCAAGTTTGATTTGCGTATAGCAAATCAACCATACAGTTACACAAATAGGTTTCTTCATCAACTTCGATATCTAATCTCCATAGCGTAGGTAAAATAATTATTACCCTTGACACATCTAGATTCTTAAGGTAAGCCAACGACTCGGTACAAATGCCCTTAATGCCCATGCCAGCCTTGGCTACGATGTATGATGAATGAGTTTTTGCATATTCAACACTCCACGGTATGTCAGATTGCCAAACCGGATCTGTAAAACTACATCCAACAAGTAAATGTGGGGTACTCATATTGCTGCAAATTTTTTAAATATTTTATACTTTTTCAATGATACTGTAGGCATATGTTGGATCAACGACGTTGCAGTTTCTGGACATTGGGCACAAATAGAATTTGATTTTCCAAAATTGTCAATAAATCGAACAATGTCTTCAAAACTGGAGTCTACGCTTATTCCACGATCAATGAACTCTTCCCAATGTTCTCTAGTGTACGGGTTAACTTTATCCAATACCTCCTTGAGTAATCCAGCTGTGCTACATTTATAAATTTTTCCATTCCACAACAACGGACATGTCTTTTGTACACATAATGCAAATGCCTTGTCAGGGTCACTGTAGTGAGGCATCATGTCCTGGTATGTTCCTTGATATGTCATAAGAAATTCTGTTGGACGATTGATTTGAAAGCGAACTCCATTGGACAATGCCCAACGATTGATGCCGTATTCTGTTACCGGTTGCCAGGGCCTCGAAGAGAAAATTTCTTTGATTTTCTCTTCAAGCTCATCATTATTACTGTGTACTGTAATTTTTAAAATTACATTGCCAATTTCATCAAACAGTTGTAATAAATCTCTAACCGATTTTATCAATAGCCCATTTGTTGTAAATCTAAGTTGAGTAGACGGCATTAAATCTCGACAGTTGTACAACCAAGATTCAACTTCTGGATTAATCAATGGTTCTCCCCCAATTATTCCAAAATCTCCAATATTTATTTTTTCTAGCCAGGGCTCAATCCAACTCTTAGCTTTTGCCCATGGTACATATCCTTTAAAAGGAAGATCAGAATAATTTGTACAGCCTTGGCAGCTTAAATTACAAGCCTGAGTGGCCATGGTTTCTAAAAAAGGCAATGACAGTTTCATCTAAACTTTTCTAAACATGTTAGATAGTCTTGACTAAAATAATGATTGTAATTATATTCAATAGTTTCTAATTCTAATTCATATAAGTCTCTCAAGGCCTCTGATGATAATTTACTAAATTTATTAAGCATGGTTACAAGCTCGAGTAATCTTTCAACTGGATTCACTATGGTGTCAAAATTATAATTAAATAAACGAGTATATTTTTTAAATCCATAACACCGTTCCAACATGTCATGCCATAATGGCTGACTATACGCTACAAACAATCCTCGAGTAATTATACTATATAAAAATTTTTCTCCATAAAACGGATAATAACTAGTTGCCATAGTCTCACTTACAAGATGTACAAAACTACCAGTAAGTTGCCGCTCAAGTGTGTAAATATTTTTTGAGTGAGCGAATCGTTCATGACCAAAACTATGAATTGTGTTATAGAATGCAAGGTTGGCTGAAAAAAACTTATTATAAAATCTATTTCTATCTCCTACATAATCTGAGATATGGCCATCAATCGTATCTTTAGAAAAAACAAAATTTTTACTTGAATATTTTGGATCAAACAAGCCAAAATTATTAAGTATTGAAACTAATAATTTGCGACTCACATGAGCAGATCCATTAAAACTACATAAAAAATTTTCAAACGTCAATGATGGATGAATCCTATAATTTTGAAAATGATCAAGCACATCATTATGATCTTTAACTGAAAAAACAAAATTAAAATTTGGATAATTGTCTTTTATTTGTTGATTAACAATATATTCTGTAATAACTGTTATATCTCTTCTAGCAGTTAAATTACTCAACCTATTCAATACTGGAGATCTATAATTTATATCGACCCCGCCTAGGTGATCTAAAATAACCAAAGCAGGGTCGTTGTCTATTAAAAAACTATTGTATTGTGCAGGTTGAATAATTTGCATCGATTACTGTTTTTGCCGACTACGGATCATGGCCAAGATATCCTCGGCTTTCTTGTTGCCTTCTGCTGGCTTGGCCACTGGTGCTGAGGCCACAGGAGTGTCATCGTCTTCAAACGCATCCACCGGTGCTTTGGCCGCAGGTGCTTTGACTGCCGGAACATCCTCATCCACATCTGCTGCGGCAGCACCGCTAGGCGCTTGCATACCAGCAGGACGGAAGTATTGTCCCCAACGCTCCATGTCAAACGCCTTGCCATCTACTGATGCTTCGAACATTTCTTTCATGACCCGCAGTTCCACATCAGTGGGCTTCTTGGGCAAGAATGTGCTCAAGTCAAACAGGCCGTGTGTTTCGATGGCTGCTTGTTCTTCTTCGGTAAGCGCGGATTCTTTTCTAGCCCACTTTGAAGTGTTGTAGTCCGCGTAGCCGCCCTTTTGTGTCTTGGTGATACGGAAGTCCAAGCCACTCATGGTGTCTGTGGGCAGGTTTTCCAATTCAGGATCCATCAACGCACTCTTGATCAAGGTGAAGATCTGTGGCCCAATGATGAAACGACGGATTGGGTTAGACGGTGTCTTGTCATCAGCGATGGGGTTCTCACGCACAAAGCCTTGAAACACATAGCTG